CGAACCTCGGAAAGCCATCAACTAATATAGACCCTTTTATGGATTTTCTAATATCAATCTTAGGCAAGACTTCCAATTCTGTTAAGTCTCCGAATGCTTCAATTGCTTCGTCTATTAATGGTATTCTAAATGTCTGCTTAGTGATTGTTCCTTGCGTTGATTCAATCGCATCTATCGACTGAATACGCTTAGTTATTTGAATAGAACTATCCTTGTAAGTAGGCAACAAGTAACTCCCTCCATCAACATCAATCCTTAATGTAATTACTCCTGCCATATTACTGCTTTATTAATTTATTTTCATTCGCAACCATTAGTTTAACTGATACCTTTACCATACCATCTCTTATGTCGGTTATTTCATAGCTTTTGTCTTTAAGTATTACGGGATAGATTCTATTGTCCTTATCATACATAATTATATTAGGGGATAAATACATATCCTTTAATGCAGCTTGTTCCTCTTCATTAATCCAATTACTATTCAATTCATATACTGTAGTCGCTGACTTACCCACCTCTCTCAATTCAGGAACTGATGGATATTTAATTCCTGCAAAATTAGTGCTTGTATAATCTACTCCGTTGCTTCGTATTTCTTTACCGCTATCTATGTTAATCGTATGCTTACTTTTTTTAGTGAAATTAAAGTACTCAAATCCACTGTACTTGTTAAACCATCGCAATCTAAACCTATCGTATTTCGGGTCACACTCTGCTATCCTTGTATTGAATGTTTCACTAAGATACTGTGTTCTATCTTGGTCTTCCCAAACCGCATAAAACGTAGAATACGACCAATTAGATGGATAAAATATTTGTTCACGTCCCAACGCAACAGTCCAATACCCTAAATTGCTTCCATATCTGCCACCTAATCCAAAGTTGCCTGAACTAATTGTATTACCATCTTTATCATAATGAGTATATTCTAACGACACTAAGTCAGCAACTCCACCTCCACCTTCTTCCTGAACAGGTGTGTTTATCTCACTTGGTACACTTGGAAAGAATATATCAGTCGGCAATAGATAGTTATTCTTATTAACTAACGGCAGCTTAAACGGTGCTGTATCATAAAGATTATCAGGTCGCCAATTCGAATAATCGTTTTGGTTAATATCTGTTTCAAAGCCATTATAAAAGTAAAGCGTTTTATCACTTCCGTACCCGACAAAAGTTGGCGCACCATCTGCTGTGGTTGCGTAAAATTCTCCTATCTGTATCCTAACCTTATTGTAGCTTCTATCTGCTACTCCACCACCTCCTGAATCTAATGGTACAATACTAACGCCATTCGTACCTACTAACTGCGTCTTAAAAAACAAATCCTTTAAACTACTTACAGGATTAACAATAGACACCTCATTGATTGGATTAACGTCTTTAATCAACTCAATTGTTGTATTGGGTACGCTTACTCTAATCCTATACTTGAGTTTATAAACGGTGCTTCCCGTTCTGCTTATCCTAACAAAGAAATCATTGTATAATCCAAATCGACCTATCTCAGGGTCTGTTACTCCATAATCTACTGCTATCGCCATTATACTTTCTTTACGTTATATCTTTTGTCTTTCTTAAAGTCGTCCATTATTGTGTTCTGCATATCCTCAACAATCGCCTCAGCTAATTCAGTAGGCAATTCATCGAATGCTTTTTGCATTGCTCTGCTCATAAAAGGCACTTCTTTAATTCCGTTCTTGCCTATGCTTTTACTAATTGCAATCGCTGCTGATTTTATACTTGCATCTGTTCTTTCTACAAACTGACTTACTTTTTGACCATTCGAGTTGATAAATGTCCTACGAACCTTAACCCCTTTCGTTCTTATCCACTCATCTATTGGTGCAATTGGTGGTGGTGTTGCTCCTGCTCTCCTTCCTTCTTCTACTACTGAGCCATAAGCCTCTTTACTTGTAAAGCTTGTTTCTAAACGATTAGGCTGCGCTTTAATCTTAAAGCCTAAACCCTTTGACAACATACCTGAGCTGTTTTTGCTTCGGTTGCTTTTTTGCCCTCCAAAACCTTTTGTCTCTAAGTTCCTTCTTGCTTGCTCAACTACATCAGTCGAGTATTTAGCCATTAAAAACTCAGTTCTTTTAAACTGCATAGCAAGGTTTTTGTAAGTTAAATGTTACAGTACACTCAACACCTGCAAGACCATCGTTGTATTCGCCTGATATCGGCTGATAGCTTATAGGGAATTCTATTGAGTAACCATCGGATTGAAGTCTATCAAATAGCATTGATGCTTCCAATTGCATATCACTCTTAATTTCATAGTCCCTTACCCATTCATCCAATCGACCTTTTTGTACATCGCAAAATAAGAACCTGACCAATATTGTGTTTATATTGTCGTCAATACTTCCTGACTCATCCGCTATCATATACACTTTAGGAAAGTCTTTCGCCTTAGTCATATTGATATCAATAGAACCCGTGTATTCTACTGATTGAATGTTAATCGAATTATTCGTTATTATGTCGTTTACGTCCTCGACTATTTGTTTAAGGGAATACTTCTCCATACTAATTTATTTTGTATTATGCAAATTTAACCTTTTTTTTTCGAATTCTAACTTCTTCTCCTCAAGATATGCAAATGCTGTTTCTAATCTTAGATTTCTCGCAGCATCCCATTTGGTTGGGTCGTCCTTTGCTAATCCATTAAGCATATCATACATCTTCCTCCCTTCTTCTTCATCCTCAACCTCTCCGCTATTGGTGTATAGTATAGGGTATACTTCTTTTAAGGTCTTGAATAGATTCTGCATTAAGATAACACCATAAAGATTACACTGCAATGGTTGACTATTTAACCACGTTGCATTAGTCAGCAACTCTTCGTCATCATATGGTTTGTTCCAATCTTCACGATAAAAGCACGCTGTGAGCAATTCTAAGCCCTGATATGTGTCCATCGATACCTCACAATTGACTATCTCAATAAAGTACTGTAGATGCAGCTTAAGGAGGTTATCCCTTGCAGGTAGTTTTAGCTTACCGATTCTTTGCGGTATGGCTTCAATCATTTCTCTATCTAAAGAGTCTCTAAAGATGTTGTAGGCTGCTATCATCTCGGTCATTGGGAATTTAGCAGTGTCAATCTTTAATACTTCCTTAAAAAATAGAATCGCTTTTTGTTGTAGCGTCTCCCCCTGACCAAGGGCTTGACATTCCGCCAGTGAAATTTCCTTTGATGAATTTGGTATTTTTATTCTCATAATTCTGTGGTGTTGTCCAATCTCTATTGAAGTTCTTTTCTATTATGCCCGTCAGTACATCGGGTGCGCCATCTTGAGCGTTAGCTTTAAAGTTCTTTTTAAAACTTGTTAGGTGCTTCCAAAATACGGGGAATCTACTTTCCCAACCGTTAGGTAGGTAAATGTTTTGCTGTACTTGTGCGCTGTTCGTGTTAATCCTGCTTTCTTTATTGTTCCCTTGGTGAAACCATCTAATAGCCGCCTTAGTCTTTTTCTGTACGTTAAGCGCAAAGTATCGACCTCCATTGTTAGATTCAAAGTCTGCTACCTTTACGTTGTTCCTATTTAAGAACTCAGGTACTGTTTGCTCCGTCTTTTCCATCCCTTCTTGAGTGTAAAGCACATCGGTAATGTATATCCCACTTGAAGCCACCACATAGTTAACTGAGCATAAGTAATCTTTTCCACTGTCCGCCGTATCGGTGTAGTTACCTATTTTAGTGATTACTTCAGGTAGTTTATTGTATAGTTTCCAAGGCTCAGTGTAAAGTAATCCATCAGCACTCGCAGGGTTACCTTGGTACAGGCATTCGAACTTATTAGGGTCTAATTTACGTTCTGTTAATAGCTTTAAAGAGTTGTGCCTATTTTCCCATAGGGCTGCTCCTACTTGACGATTATCAATAGCAGTAGGTTGTCCATCCTTTATTGCCTCAAAGTTTATCTTAACCCACGAATTAGGGTCTATGTCTTTAAGTTGGTCAAGTGATTCCAATGTGATTACTTCCTCATTGGCTTCTATCCTTCCAATTATATCCTCTTCGTGCCACCTCGTAAACACAATTAGTTGCTGACTGTCGTTATGTAGCCTCGTCTTTACAACAGTAGTATACCAATCCCACGCTGATTCCCTTACTACAGGACTATTGCCTTCTGCGTAATCTTTATAAAGGTCATCCATTATCACGCAATCCAATGTGATAGACGTTAACGCTCCCCCTCGACCAACAGCTTTTAGCATTCCTTTGTGGCCAACTATCTCAAATTCCTCTGAGTTCCTTAGATAGTTAGATGCAACCGTTACAACGTTAGATGAACTCAAAGTAGTATCAGGAAACAAGTCTACATATTCCTGAGTGTCTATTAACCTTTGATTATCTCGGTTAAATTTACGGGCTATGGTGCTATTATAAGACGTTACAGCGAGCCTCATATTTGGATTGATGCCAAACATAAAGGAAGGTAGAAACCTTGTTGACCCTTGCGATTTACCGTGTTGTGGTGGCATCGTTATAATCAGCTTCTTTATACGCTTGTAGGCAAATTCATTCAGTACTTCATAATAAGCCTTGTGATAAGGTTGCCAATCGAAGTCGGGCATCATATAAGTAGAATAAGCCCGTAAGTTAATACGAGCTTTTCTCTTTGCTTCTTCTTCTAATAATGCTATTGCTTCATCCTGCTGCATCTATTACCCTTTTGGCTATCTCAAGTTTTTTCCTATATTCCTCTTCGCTTAGATTAGATAGGTCTATGTTCTTATTGATTACTTCGCTTTGAATCCTATCACCATATTTCTTAGGGTTTAACTTTGATGCTTCCCATTTCTTAGTGTCAATCTTTAATCTCTGTAGCTGAACCCAACCCGTATCTATCTTGCCCGTCTCAGGGTCTCGCTGCGGCTCTTCGTTATAATCGTTTTCAATGCTCTCAAACTTAGCGTCTCCTCTTACCTCGCACGCACGCGCGTATTGTTTCGCTAAATCTTTATTGTCATCAATCCACCTAAAGAAAGTTGAACTACTTGGAGTATTACTATCCATCAAGACATTTCTAACAGCTCTACCGCTTTCTATCTCTTCAAGAATGTATTTAAATACCTTCTTTTTTTCGTCTATTGTATATGCCATTTTTCTTTGTGTTTTCCCCGTGTAGATATTAGACTAATCTATTGGATTTGTTTTAGTTCTAATTTTATGGTTTTTGTTATTTATTTACAAATTTAACCATTTTATTGGAATTGGAAAGGGGATGGTAACCCGCCAAGATTAATTCTCCCTTTCCTTTTCCATAGCAAATTTCTCAAGAAGTCTTAATACAAGTGTATTTGTGTTTGTCGGATACTGTATGACGTCAAGGGACTTTACTACATTTTCTTGATATTTTAGTGCTTGTTTTACATTACCAAAGGTTAATATAAGATTCTCGGTTTTGTATGCTATTCTTGCTTGTAATGATTCTCTTTCTTCTACCATTTTTTTTTAGTTCAATGAATTGGATGTATTCTATAAATAAGGGAGCATTAATACTACCCCCATTGATTAGCGATAGCTTCTGCCATACCTTTAAAGGTCTTACTTCTTAATGTTCTTAAATGGTCTTTGCTTGTAGCTTCTGTCAAACACTCATAAATCCAAGTTGCTTGCCTTTTTGTTTTACCTGTCTTCTTATCAACCCATTCTTTGAATTCTCCTTTTTCTACCACGTCTGTGTGCTTTAGTTTTGGTAGTCCTTTCAGCCATAAGCAAGTGCTTTTACTTGCCTTATCGCCAAAGTGATAAGGATGTACTATTTGGTCGGGCTTTCTTATTTGGCTGCTAATTACGCTCACAGGATTTTCAATAGCTATTTTGGCTATAGGTGCATCCATTAGTTTTCTAACAAAGTCAAGTGCATCATCTTGGTTCTTCTTTCTAACCTCATTTATCACTTTATTTCCGTTTTCGTCTTTCTTATACATTGCCCAAGCACCTGCCACACTTAAATAAGTGCAAGGTGGGTGTGCAATCATCATATCCCAACCTTTATCTATTACTTCAAAAACATCTTGTTGGTAATGCCACTCAGGATGCCCACCACTACAAGGTAATAAATCACAACTATAGGCTTCGTGTCCTAATTTTCTAAACTCTTTTGTTATTGCTTGACTTTCTTCACAAGCTACTAATACTCTCATTGTTTTTCGTTTTAAATTTTTTGTTTGTTATGACAAAGTAAAGCAACTTATTTCAACTAAGCAACTTTTTTCTTTAGTTTTTCTAATCCTTCTTTTATTATTCTGCTAATTGAATGTACAGATGTACCGTACTTATCAGCATAATGCTTTAAGGACTTGCCTTCAAGCAGGTATTCGTTGAATATTACCGCTTCCTGATGCAGGGTGAACTTACTATGGTGGTGTTTCTTTTGGCTCATCTTGTTATCTTAATTCGTAATCTATCTCTAAGCTGTCCAATAAGGCTCTGTTAGGTCTTTTCTTTCCTCTTTCGAGTGCTATTAGGTATAATGTATTTTTCTTTGCTGTAATCGCTTCTATTTGCCTCTCGAGTTCGTGGTTATAGTATTCTTCTATCTCTCTTTTAATTTCTATTTTATCCTCATCCATTTTGTAGACGATTAGAAAATAATAAACAGTCATCGTTATTAATATTAGTTTGTGACTACTCATAATTAAATGGTTTTAAAAGTTTAAAAAAAGCCTGCGAAATTAATCACAGGCTTTAAAATTTAGAACGGCAAATCGTCTTTTGCTTCTTCCAACTTAGCTTCAGATGTGTTCTTCTTAACCATCCAAGCAGATGTCTGAGTGTACCATTTCTCGTTGTACTCACGGCTCGATACATTAAAGCTAACTGTTACGTTGTCGCCCACATTATTGAACTTCACGAAATTGTCCACTTTTTCTTCTCCAAAGACATCAAAGCATATTGTGTTTGTATACTCGCCATCCTTGGTTTCTAAGATAAAGTTTAGCTTTTTCCATTCTTTACCTGCTTTACTTGTTCCTTGTTCTACATTAAGGACTTGCTTAATTGTTCCTGTTACTTCCATTCTACTTGTTTATTAATTATTAATTGTTCTAATTCTTGATAGTCTTCTTTTGTTAAGTCGTCTTCTGATTTTCTTAGCATCTTAAATGAAATGAATAGTTCAGATAAGTTAGTGCTGTATTCTATTGACTTTAGTATTTCATCATACATCGTAATATTTTTTTTTGATTTATTTTTCAAAGTAACACAACTTTTCTTGATTATGCAAATTTTTTATTGTTTTTTTTTAAATAAAAGGTGCGTTATCTCAATCCTAATTTTATTAGGTCTAAGCACTCACTCAATCGTTATTATAGTGTTTTAAATATGGCTTTTCTTTGTGCCTGCATTTTTTTATCCAACGTTTATCTAAAAACTTAATGTACCTAAATTGCCTTAATTCATAATGATTTACTCTATCTTTATTTTTAGGGTCGTTTAATAGGTTATAACCTCTTTTCCCAGCTTTTTCGCTTGTCTTTATAGAGTTGTGGAATGTTTCACCATCAAGTTCCCAAAAACTACTTGTATGCTCACCGTAAAACCTGAAAGAACACGCTTGATAAACAATCCCTAAACCACCACAACGTTCATCCGCAAAACTTTGTATCCACTTTATGGTTTTGTATTTGCCTTTTATGTATTTAATACTATAAGATATTGCCATACTTTCACTATTCCTTTTTGCTTTATCATCGAGCCACATTCGGTTTAGTTCTAAATATTGATTCATTTCAGTTCCTTCAACAACACCATCACAACTTGCAGGGTTCATAGCATAACCATATTGTAAAACACCTAAAAACTCATCTTTTATAAATACCCCTAAATTTATGTAAGTGCCGTTGTAAGTTTTTTTAGAGTAATGGTTTTCTTTTATAGTTTTTATTGCTAAATCCTTATCAATTTCTTTAACGTAAAAATCATTTGTACCATAACCAATAATGTCTTTGTGTCCAAACATCGGTATTTGGTCGCTAAATATGTATCCTTTTATTATCATAATTTATATTTTAGTTCGTTCCTTATTATATCCAAGCATTCAAGCACTCTGCTCGTTAATTCCTCTTTATCTTCTCTTGGTATTTCAAACGTAAAAATATTCATATCTTCATAATCCGATTCCTTTGGAATATATGCAATATTTGGATTCTCAGGATTGGCAATAATCTCATCATAGATGTATTTATAGCTCCAAAGATTCTTACCATCGTATTCCTCGACCATCTTTGCGAGTTGCATAAGCTCATCTTCTTTAGGCATAAACGCAATGGCCTCTCCGTAGTCTAAATTAAGAACGCAGGCATTGCTAACAATCTGCCAATACTCTGCCTTAAATTCACGTTTAAACAATTCTAAGTCTTTAGATTGTATCGCCTCTGCATATTCAGTAAACTTATTAGGTTGGTACGCTTTTAATTCAGCTACTTTATTATCTGCTAAGAAGTCAGGAGTACCCACCCAACCGTCAATTGTTGGGTGAGCAAATGATTTGTCTCCGATATGTTGGTAGTCTAAACCTAACTTGTACTCGTTTACGTACAATTCCATAAAGTGTCCCCACGCCATTGGCCGACTATTAACGTCTACTGATAAAGAGCCTTTGAATTTACGTTCCCTGATGCGTTCCTTTAGATAAGTTTCACAAGCTCTACTATAAGGTTTTGCTTTGCTTTGTGCTTTATCCATTAGTAGACTCGCTTTTGAGCTGCTAATCGCTCCTTGTCTTATTTTGTTGTCCAATACGCTCATCTTATAAAGCTTTTAAATGGTTAAGTACTTTACTGTAGTTAGCAGTAATTTTCTCGTTAACGGTCTTCTCTATCGCAGGGAAATGGTCAGCTGAGATTTTGCTTGCTTTTTCTTGGAATAGTCGCTTCAATTCAGGGAAAAGTGATGCAGGGTCTACTTGCTTTGATTCTTCTTTACCGTGAGTATTTGTTGCGTCAGCGTCTTTTGTGTCGTCTATTAAGAATAAACCATTTAATGCGTATTTACGTGCGTATGATGATGAACTACCAAATGACTGCGCTATGTCCATTCCTTTGCGACTCGGGTCGATTCCTGCCTGAGCCGTTACACTTACTTCGTTTGTCCCGTTGTTTATTATGGCTTTAGATTCACAATATATTAATCCACCCAATTCCTTTATCTCGTCAGATATTACTAACGTGCAATTCTCTTTAGCTAAAAGCGGTTTAACTGCTTCCAATATGTCTTCGCAACTTCTGTAATTATACTTACCAAAATTATTTCTTTGGTTTTTAGGTGCTTTTAATTCTGCTTGAATTCTTATTAATTGTTCCATTTTATTAGTTGTTTATTAAATTATCAAATCGGTTAAATGCTTTGCTTATCTCAGCTATAAAGTGTTCTTCATTAGTTAGCTTGTAGGCTTCTTTAATAAAGAATGATTCACTAAGGTTGCTTATGTTAACGTCAACGCTATCTTCTGATACGTCCACGGTCATAATGTCATTATATGATGAGCATTTTACTACACAGTTGTATTTAGTGTAATACTTTGGATAGGGATGAGTGTCCATCTTTAAGTTCTCTTTAATGTTGTTTAATAAGTCCATTTTGTTTGTTTTTTTATTTGTTGAAGCAAAATAAAGAATAACATTTCAATTACACAACTTTTTTTTTATTTTTTTTTAAAAAGGTGTATCTTCAAAGCTTTCATTAGGCTTTATAGTATCTCTATCAAAGTAATTATCAGACTCTTCATTTCGGAATTTAGTGAACTTCTTATCGAACTGAACTATATCAGTACCTACTCCACCTGCTCTATACTTTGCGGTTATTATGCTTGCCTTGCCTTCTAAACTTTCGCCTGATTCATCCATAGTATTACCATAATATTCAGGTCTGTGAAGGAATATAACAATATCAGCATCTTGTTCTATTGCTCCTGATTCCCTCAAATCGGACAACATTGGTATCTTATCGCCTCCTCTGCTTTCTACGCTCCTGCTAAGCTGAGATAAAGCAATTACAGGAATATTTAAGTCTTTGGCTAATCCTTTTAGCTTTCTCGATATACTACTTATCTCCTGCTCTCGATTTCCTTTTACTGATTTGTCTACCAATAACTGTAAATAATCAATTACAACCATATCAATTTTTGCGTCAAGATTGGATGTCTTTACTTTTGCGACAAGTTGGTTAACGTCTAAACCTGCTCTGTCATCAATTATAAAGTTGTTGTTGTATACCCATTCACGTTCTTCTAATTTTTTAGACAAATCTTTTAAGTCCATATACGTTGCATCCCTCGTAAATCGGTTAGCAGGTATCTCAAGCTCTTGGCTCAGCACTCTTGCAGTTAATTGCTTTGCACTCATTTCTAAACTAAACATCATTATCTTTTTCTTTTCAAAAAATACAGGATAGCTTGCTAATTGTAATGCTAAGGCTGTCTTCCCCATCGCAGGTCGAGCAGCCATAATAATCAAATCTGAATCCTGCCATCCTCCGAACCTTTCGTTAAGTTGCTTTAATGGTGTTTTTATGCCGTTAATCACTTTTCCATCCTTTGCAGCGTAAACATCTTTAACTATTGAACTAATATGCTGAGTAAAATTTTCAGATTCTGTCGTCTCTGTTAGCATAGATATAGCACTAATATCAGAACTTAACCCTGAAAGTAATTCTAAAGCATCTGAGTCACTTTTATAAGCGTTATTAATTGTGTTATGGCTTATCTCAATAACCTTTCTGTGTATATACTTTTCAAGTACGATTCTTGAATGGTATTCGATGTTATCAGCACTTACTACTCGATTTGTTAACTCAACTACTTTATTTGCACCGCCAACAGTTGACAGTTTACCTTCAGAGTTTAGTTGATTAACTACGGTCGCTAAATCTATCGGTTTTGATTCTCCATTTAGTCTCAGCATAGAATCGTAAATAATGCGATTTGATGCATCAAAAAAACTATTTGATGGTAATATACCTAAAACTTGATTAATGCTTTTAGGATTGATTAAAATAGCTCCTAATATTAATTCTTCTAATTCCTTCGCCTGTGGCAATTGTTTGTCTTGTGTCATTTTTCTATCGGTGTTTGTTTTAAAGTACTTGTTGATTGATTGTTTTGTTGATTCTTTTTCTTAATTCTTACCCAATTTAAAAAGTGGCTTTTAAAGTCTAAATCTTTCTTTGTAGTAATGTCTTGTAGCTTTAACGATTCTACAAATATGTCTAATTTTTGGTTGATATCCAAACGAGATGAGAATAATTTTTCTTTAGAAGCCAATAAAGCATTTATTAATCTATCATTATTCTTATAGTCGATGACGATTTCTTTAATTGACCTTATTGCACTATCTTCTACATCTTCTTTTACATTTACATTATCACTTACATTTACACTATCACTTACACTTACAGTTGAATTTCGTACCTTTTCGTTGAACGAAATTGAACGGTCGTTGGATTTCGTTGCTCTTAAAGCTGCACTTCTTTTTCCTGCTAACGAACGTTGCTCTCTTTGTTCATCCCATTTGTTTAA